AGTCAAGTTGCTAGTAATATTATTAGCAGCTTTAAAACCTAAATAATTACTATTGTTAGCATCTTTCCATCTTAATTCTTTGCTAGAGTTTATATTTATTCCTGTACCATCTGCATAAAACACCTGAGTTCCATCTGAAGTAAAACTTACTCTATGAGAAGAACCTTTAAAAATACCAGTATTTGTCTGACCAAAATTTATTGAAGGAGCAGTAGCAGAACCAACTGGCAACTGTAAAACTCCTGTCATTGTTCCACCAGTTGTAGCCAGTAATCCTAAATTTGGGGTATCTACTGGACCAATAGTTGTAAAATCATTATTTGATGAATTTCTAATCTTTAATTTATTACCATCACCAGTATCAACAAAAGGCATAAAAGCTTCTGTATTTGATGGATCGCTACCACCACTGTTTAATGTTTTTATAGCATCAAATACTGCATTTAAATCAGATCTAACAGAAGCACCTGAAGCATTTGCTATGTTGTAATCTGTTACCTGACTCATGTTAATAGCTGTTTTTTATATATTACACCCCTTTACCGTAACCGACAGCTTGAAAGGTGAAGTTTCTATCTACAAAACTGGAACCATTTTTTATATTTACAGTGAATCCAGTTCCCAAAACATTTGTAATAGTAAAGAAATCGCCTGATTGAGCATTTTCAATAGTGATTCCTACGGTTGGCAAAAAGGCATTTGCACCTCCTAAAGATGACGTTCCAACAAAGAACGGTGTCCCAAAAGTAACTGTTTTTGCAGAAGTGCCAGAACTTTGTGGTGCGGTAGATGTTCCACTGCCTGTCTGATAGTTCTGTTCTGTTCTTGATTGAAATTGTGCAATAAATCCTGCTTGTTGAACATTTATATTTTGTGCAGTATTAGTAGTTGTAAGTATTAACTTGAATTTAAATCTACGACCTTTAAATGTACCATTTGCAAAATTATTAAAAGCACCAAAACTACCTGATGCTGTCTGTGATGCTGCGACCTGTATCTGACAACTGGCTTCGTCTGCTGCTGCACCATCAAAATTATTATCAGTTGCATAATCATCCCATTCTATTCCAGGCAGTCCGGGTATTAGTGTTTCAATATCCGTACCAATGTTGAAACCTACAACTTGTAATTTTCTTTTTAACTCAAGAGAAAACACAGCTCCAAGGTCAACGATAGAAGCAAACTCATACTCACCTGTTGCATTATTAGCTGGATTTGTAAGCTGCAACGCTTCAGCAGTACTATTGAAAGTTGTATTGGTCGTTGTTCCACTGAAAGGTGTACTTAATAAATCTTCCCTTTGAGTAAGAATTGTCTGTGTATCTATTAAATCTGGAAGATCAACAATTATACTTGTTTCAGATGTACTGAAATTACCGTTATCATCTTCATATTTGAGAATATATTCACCCTCTAAAAAAGGAACTATTGCATCTGTTGAATTACCACTTAAGGCAGTAATTAAATCTACAGAATTTTGAAATGTACCAGAACCATCAGTCAAATTGCTATGTCTTACATAAACACGACCACCATGTATAACATCAGCATCAGTTGATCTATTCCATCTTAATCTTACTAACTTATTAGTTACGGGTTCTATTGATAAATTTTGAACAGGAGCAGGAGGAGTTGTTTTACCAACAGCATTAAATGTTAAATCTGTAGATGTGGCAGAAATTTTTAGAGCAGCATTATAAGAAAAAACCCTAAATTCATATGCACCTTTTTGTGAATTGATAATTTCAAAATCAGGTCTGAATACAATTTCACTAATCCAGTTTGTATTATTGAATCTATATTGAACTAAATATTGAGTAACTCCAGTAACAGGAACCCAAGACAATATTATTTTAGAAATAGCCAAAGCATTTATAACAACAATTCTTTCAGATGCCTGTAAATTACCAGGTGGATTTCTAGGTTGATTTAACAGGGATATATTACGATCAGGTAAGTCTGTACCTTGCTCGATGTTGGCATATTTTCCTGACAAATAAGTTAACGCTGTAATCGCATAATTTATACCATCTTGCTCTTCAACTGTTATTACTCTAAAAGTTTGATGAAATGAAGTGGATTTGTGTAACAACCATACAGTATTTACATTAGGTGTTTGTGATAGTGCTGAATCTAAATGTATAACAGAACCTACAATTCCAGAACTCGATGAAACATCTCTTGTTTCTAAAGTTCCATTGGGTAACATAACGCTACATTTGTGGTCAGTACCACTACCCATAAAATCACTTAAGTCCTGAGCATTATCAACAGTTATTTGAGTTTTAGCAGTATTTATGGATTTTAGTCTGCCTGATCTTCTGACTCCGCTTCTCACTGGGTCGTTAATTCTAATTACACTGCCAGGTCTGACAATAGCTCCTGCATCAATCGAAGTAGTAAAACTGACAACTTCAGATTCCTGTTGCTCACTGAATAATATTGCTTTACCTAATCTAAATGCCTGACCTCTTGATGTACAGGCAAATGCTTTTACATCCTTCTTTACTATTCCGAGTTTTGCTTGAGCAGCAGTATCTTCTACAACTTCATAATCTATTTCCCTGCTATCCATATTGAAATAACTAACAGAAATAACTGTATGTCTTTGCTTTAAACTGCTACCAGAATATGAAAAGCCACCTTCACCTACGTTTGCCAAACTAAATAAATAACTTGGATCTGTTGGTTTGTCTTGGGTAAGAGTTATTGAACCTGTCTGCCATATAGGGAAAGCCCTCATAACACCAGCTAACTCATTAATTAAGGTATAGGCTTCTGTTGTACCCTGTATATTTACATTGCAACTAAATCTAGCCTCCAAGCCTCCTCTACTATCATTAACTTGTTCATTTGCATATCTACTTGCTGCGACAAAACTATATAAATCAAGCGAACTGTCTGTTATATGCGTTCCAAAGCCATATCTTTCAGTTGTGAGAAGGTCAAGCAAAATTAAAGCAGGACATGAACACCATTGGGCTGAACCCATAACACCATTAAACACATAGTTTGCTGGATATATTACTCTGCCAGTTTGTGGGTCAATTGTAGGCGTCAAACCACCATTTGGTGCTGGTATTTTTACCTTCACACCGCGAATACGAAAGGCTCTTTTTGGTATAGAACTAAACTGTTCAGAATCTAGTCTTAAATTTGTATATGCACTATTTGGATAAGTTTGTTTATCATCAATAATTTCTGCGATGCTTGTAAAAGCAAACTCATCTTTTAGATTATCGGATGTACTATCTGCTGTTACCCTTACAACTCTTATATCAACAGGAAATGCACCAGTTATATTTACACGATACTCTTTTTGGTACGCATCAGCACTTCTACCTGTAATCGTGTCAGAAATAATATCATTAAAACCACCACTGTTATATTGAACCTGTATTTTTAAATCAACAGAAGATCCTAATAAATCGTTTTGATCTGTTGCCTTTTGAAGTTGAGGAAATGTAATTGTTACCTTCGCAGCATCAACATTAGTATTGGTTATCTGACGAGTTACAGGAGCAGAAGTTGTAACAGTAACACCAACACCAGTGGTTGATTCACTACTTTCAATTCCAGGAATATGAGTTTGGTTTGCTATACCTTCCTTAAACGCAAAACTTACATTTTGAAAATTAAAGTCTGCCGTTCCAGGTGATGTATTACTTGCACTAGCGTTAAGAATAGGAGTGTCGTTTAAAAATATATCTTTCAGTGCTGCGTTGTTATAAGCTGTAGTTCCTTTTGTTAGACCTGCTTTTGATGGGGTTGCAAAACCTTCGATCTCTCCTTCAGATAACAAATCCTGTATTGATGCAAACTGTCTACTGTTTAAAGTATCAGGTGCTCTTGTTGGGGATGGTGGAGTGGGAGGAGGACCACCAGAACCTCTAATAATTTTATCTGTCATGCTGTTACCTGATTAGTGTCAATACCAGCAGAAATTACAACTGATCCTGTTACTATCTCACCATAAACTATTGGATGTGAAGTACCAGCCCTTGATGTATTTTGAACACCAGAAAAATTAAATGAAATTCTTGGATCTTCTTCATTACTAAAATCTTTTGGTTCAGGTAGAGGAAATAACATTTCAGATACTCCAGTTAATAGTAAAGAAGAACCAATATAAGCCATACTTTTAGCTAGAACACCTGCTTGTGCAAATCCGAAACCTGTTCCTATACCAGCTTTTAATGATAATCCACCACCTAAACTAGCTGGAACAAAAAATGCAGCACCTATTAAGGCAGCACCTAATAATATTTTTCCTAGACCTCTACCGCCAGCACCAGTAATGACAGGAACAATACTTATATCCGATTGTCCTATGGGATCATGTATCTCAGTCTCATCAATATCATAATCTCCAATAAGTACTTGATAATATCTATTAGCCATGTGCTCTTCCAATTTTGGGAAGTTATGTATT